TTTGTCGATGTGGTCGATGATGAACGGATACGGCCCGGACACATTGCCTGCCAGGTCGCGTGCATAGGCGTTGTAGCTGCCGTTCCCGGTGAAAATGAAGGCCGCTTCTGCCGTGGAATCCACCCAGGTGATCGGGTCAGGAGCATGACGGCTTCCCATATCTTTTTCGGCCCGTTCCCAGCCGATGGCCACAACGCCGCTGTTATCGTCCTGCGCCGTTACTTTCGCCCAATTTTCCTTCGCGTCCCAGGTACGCTGTGTCTCCACCTTTACCACAACGGGCGGCACGATATCCAGCGCGGTGACGTTCACCTTTGCGGCAGCGGAAATATTCCCCGCCTTGTCCGCTGCCCAGATGTAGTAAACGCCGTTGTGGTCTGCCTTGGGAACATCGGCGGTAAAGCTGTCCAGCGCAGGCGCTTTTTCTTCCGTGGTGACCGCATAGCCCTTGACGCCGCTGTCCGCGTCTGTGGCCGTAACGGCCAGCGTCATTTCCGTATGGCCGCTGTCTGGCTGCTGCTCCACCTTTGAAATGACCGGCGCGACCTTATCCACCAGCGCCGCCTTGCTGGCCGTGCCGGAAATGCGGCCCACATTGTCGATGGCGCGGGCGCTGACCGTATGTTTGCCGTGGTCTGCGATGGAGAGCACACCGCTGTACGTCGTCCAGCTTCCGCCGTCCAGAGAATATTCCGTGCGGGCAACGCCGCTGTGTGCGTCGCCGTTGTCTTTCACTGTGGCGGTAACAGAAGTATTCGTCCACTGTTCCGTGGACAGCGTAATACCGGGCACATTGGGTGAAGCCGGGTCGATGTACACCTTTGCCGTGGCCGTCTGGCCGGAGGCGTTGCCCGCTCCGTCCACCACACGGGCGGTCACGGTCGTGACGCCGCCCGCGGTGATCGTTACGGTGGGGTCGCCCACGGGACAGCCCGTCCATGCGCCGCCGTTGATTTGATACTCATAATGATGGATGCCGCTGCCGTAGTCGCCCGGCGCCGCGCTCCAGTCCGGCAGGCTCGTGCCGGTGTCTGTACCGCCCGAAAAACGTACCACCGCGCTGTCCCTCTGCCAGCCCGTGGGCGCGCTGGCCTGCACGCCGGACGGCTCGGTGAGGTCATAGCCGTAATAGCAGCCCGCGTACATCGGCACGTTGACCGGGATGTATACACGCTCATCCGATAGCTGTCCGTTGTTATGCCTGTGCCGCACCAGCGCATAGCGGATGCTCATGTCGCCGCCCGCTGCCGCAATATCGTATCCATAGCACGGCATATACAGATTCGGAGACAGCGCCGTTCCCTGCGAATTTCCCAACGGGTCACGACCGCACACCGGGCAAAGCCAGATGTCATAGTTGTTGGGTGACGTGAAGATCTCCCGTGTGTTGACGGTCTGGGAGCTGCCGGAGTACATGTAGCCGATCACGTAGGTATATGGCGTGCCGTTTCGGTCCGCGCCCAGCGCGCCGCCCGCGGCGAACGCCGTGGATGCAAGCAGCGTCACACACAGCAAAAGCGCAAGAAAACTTGCGCTCCACCGCCTCATTTTTTGTTTCATTATCTCTGTTTTCCTCCAAATTTTAAAAATATGCCCCGCCACTGCGGGCGGGGCCTTTGCTGATTTTCTACCGTTCCATATCCTTTTTCCCGTGTGACTGCCGTTTCTCAAATACAGACAGTTCACGGTCCGTATCCAGCACCGCCCGCAGGATGGGCTTTTCATCGACCCCGTTCTGTTCGCATCCGGCAAGGATCCCCGCCAGATATCCAATGGACGGCATTGCGTGGATCCGGCTGTACGGCTCCTGCATCGTGTATGCCGTCACACAGTGCTCCGTCCCGTCACTTCCGCGCACACGGACGGTTTCCTTGCCGTACAGGGCCGGGAAGCCTTCGTAATGGTCCAGGCTTTTTTCACAGGCTTGTGTAAGCTTCCACAGCACGCCCTCCACTGCGCCGCCCTGTTTCGGCCGGATGCTTGCAACGCCGTTTCCGGGCCGTCCCGCGAAAAACAGCTCATAGCCTTCCAGCTTTGCCGTACAAACTGCTTCTGCCGCAGGGCACCGGTACGCCATCTGGTCCAGGTTCATATTGCTTCCATAAGCAAAGTAAAATTTTTCGTTGGTTTTCATCACCTCTATCGTTCTTGGTTTCGGCGGTTTTGCAGGCAGACATATTGGCTGCGGTCGTACCGCCACGCCGGGTCGCCCGGCAGGTCTTTCAAAAGGTGCATCCGAACATTTTTGTATTCTTCTCCCACGAGGCCAAGCCGCAGGAGAAAAGTGCGGAACGTGAAGGCGGGGTTTTCCGTCACCGGCGTTTTTTTCGCCAGCGTCCTCGTCTGGTTGATGGCCTGTGCGGAGATGGCAAGCGCCAGCGTGATGTTCGCGCGCGCCACGCCCGCGTGCAGCGTGCTCTCAAAACAGCGCCACTCCAATGTGCCGCGGTAGAATACCGAATGCAGATTGAGCGCATAGTACCGCGTCCAGTTGTAGTGGTCAAAGCTTCCGTCCCGCCCTCCGTACCACGCCTGCTTCAGCTGCTCCATCGTCAGATGCGGGGACAGCGCGCGCACGGTCCTCACTACATTCTCCCGCGAATACTGGCAATACTGGCTGATCCTGTCCGGTTTTGCGCCGATGGCACGGAACAGGATATCCTCCTTGCTGTACATGATGGACAAAGCATTGCGCAAACTGCGCGGCGTATGCCGGGAGGCGTCCACATGCACATGCATCCCGCAACTGTCATTCACGGCTGCCCCTGCGCGGCGGAGTGTCCGCACCACTTTCTGGAGTTTTTTCATCTCGCTGTATTCCAGCTTTGGGCTGTTCATTTCCACGCTGTATTTTCTATCAGACACAAAAACCTGTTCCCCGCATTCCAAATGTGTTGTGTCAATGCTGCCATCGTATACGAACCTCCATTTCTTCCCATCGTTATCAATGACCTCCCACGGATCGTAGGTACGGGATTCGTGCGTCTGCCGGGCCGTCGTTCCGAACAGGGCCGCCACGGCCTGGGCGGCCTGTTCGCGGGTGATGCCTGTCATTTCCAGTTCACAGCCGAAATACTGGTCTTTTAAATCGATCCTTGTTCATTCCTCCAGTTCTTTATGTACTGCAGCCAGCCGCCTGCCGATGGCCTCCACCACCGTGACCGTTACGCCGTTGCCCGCCTGCCTGTATACCTGGTTGTCCGACTGGATGGCCAGCATCCGGTCGATCCGGTCATCGCGCCAGCCCTGCAGCCGCAGGCACTCCCGCGGTGTGAGGCGGCGGATGCGCTTGCCGTCAAGTACGCCTGAACACTCGCCGCGGTGTTTGTGTATCCCCGCATCCTGCCGGGTATTGATACACCGCGCCAGCTTGGTTTGCCTGGGGTCGGCGTTCAAGTCGATAAAGGTCAGCGTCCCCTGTGTGGCATCTGTGGTGAGGGTATGGGCGATCTGCCGCCCTACCCTGCCGCGCCGGGTATTCATCTGCGGATACGCGAGATCGATGCTGTCGCCGGGATACGCCATCTTGTAGCCCTTTTTCGTGGCCTCCTTGATGGGTACGCCTCCGCTCACATCGTACAGGCCTGTGCGACCGCCGAAGCCGCCGCAGCTTGCGGACAGCGTGCAGCTCACGCCTGCGGGGTCGTACACCCGGTTTCCCTGCGCTCCGTCGCGGAGCGCGGCAGGAGCTGCGTCATTTGTTTCTCGGAAAGGTAGTATTTTTCCGGCACAGTTGGCATTAAGATATCCCACAATGTACACCCGGCGTCTTGACTGGGGCACGCCAAAATCTTTGCTGTTGAGCACCTGCCATTCCACACCATACCCCAGTCCGTCCAGCGCATTGAGGATCGCCTCAAACGTCCTGCCGCCGTCATGGTTAAGCAGACCGGGTACATTTTCAAACAGCAGATACTGAGGCTTCCGGGCTTCAGCCACTCTGGCAAGCTCAAAGAACAGCGTTCCTCTTGGGTCTGCGAAGCCATGCCTGCTTCCAGCAATGCTGAAACTCTGGCACGGAAATCCGCCACAGAGAAGTTCAAAGGCCGGCATACTGCCTGTGTCTGCTTTTCGGATATCTTCACAGAACCACTCTCCCCTCGTATCAAACAGTGCGCGGTAACTGCGCTCCGCATGCTCGTCCTGTTCGCAATGACCTGCACATTCAAATCCCCCGGCACGGCGCAGCCCCTCCCGAAAACCACCGATCCCTGCAAACATATCTAAAAATCGAATTGCTTTTTCACATCACACTCCATTTTGGAAATTGAGATCAGCTTATCCTGCAAGCAGCAGGCATCCCCCCTTTGGCAAACAGAAAAAGCCCCGCGGCGTCATGGTTTTTGCCATGCGCCGCGGGGCCTTTCGCCCGTTATGCTTCGTATCCCTGCGGATCGCCTTCTCCGCAAAATTCTTCAGCATCGTATGTACTTTCTTCGCTGTACGCCTCTGTTTCGCACTCTGTGGTATCCGTGTCCGCTCCGGTTGTTTCTTCGGCCTGTGCGCCGCTCTCCGGGGCGCACAGTACCGCTTCCCCGCCTGCTTCATCCGCCGCATCGCCGTCGCCGCACCCATCCGCTGTTTCTGCCTGCCGTTCGGCCTCCATAGCCCCGCTCATTTTTTCCAGCTCATCCTCGATCAGGCCCAGCACGAATTCCTTTTGTGTCAGCCGCCGGTGATATGTGCGCTCATACCATGCAAGGTACTCCTTCACCCTCTGGAAAAGTTCCTCCGATACCGTAAATGCCAGCGTCCGTCCGTTTGCCATTGTTTTTCCGCCTTTCTCTTTGTCGAAATGTTCTTTTGCCGCCATCTCAAAAAATTGGGACATCGTGATGTTCTTCGCTTCCAGCTCGTCCTTGATCTGCTGGTGCAGGTCTGCGGGCAGCTTCACGGAAGCATTGCGCAGTTCCATGGCTTTTCTCTCCTTTTTCCGGTGTCGCCGTTCCTTTCGGCGCAACACAAGGATATCCCAAAGCCATGGCCAAAGCTATCACCATACTCAATGACATTTCGATGTTATTCTTCGCTTTTTACGTCATTTCCAACAATGGCAGGCCCGGCCTTTTACAGACCGGCCAGAAAATCCAGCATCTGGCCGGGCACTGTTTCCTCCCCGGCGGGCGAATGTATGCTGACGGTCCGCAGCTCCTCCCGCAGAACACGGCGCAAGGTCTGCTCCAGTGCTTCCTCTTCCCTGCTCCGCAGGATCGCTCCCGCCACAAACGCCGTTTTCTTTCCTTCCGGCACGGTCTGCAGGATCTCCCACGCACGCTGCTGCTCCGGATCGCCGGGCCGGGGACGGAACGAAAAGCAGGCCCGTTTTTTCACTGGGTGATGCCGAGGGCCGCCATCTGCTGCGCGAGGCGCTCAAAGCCCGCCGCGTTGATCCGGCTGTCCGTCAGCGAGATCACACGGCACAGCCGGTCGCTCTCCCGGAGATTGCGTGCCGCTACGCCCGCCCCGCCGCCCAGAATCACCACCGGAAGGGCTTTGAGGTCGAAGCCCGCCTCCATCGCCGCGGACAGCAGATGCTCTGTATACTGCCGCCCCTGCCGCTCGATCACACCGCGGGCTTCTTCATCCATGCTGCAGGGCTGCCCGCTGAGCACACGCTCGATCTGCGCGTCCGTCAAAGACAGGCCCGTGTCCCGCAGCACCTGTTCCCGTGCTTCGTCCAGACACCGAATCATGCCCAGCTCCAGGCTCCGGCAGGTCCCCGCACTGGCGGAGCCATTGTCCAGACGCATCATGTCCACCGTCCAGCCGCCGATGTCCATCAGCAGGAAGGACGGCTCTCCCGCGATGAGCTCCGGATGCATCGCCAGAGCGGAATACCCTTGCGGGTACAGCCAAACGCCTTCCACCGTCACCTCATACGCCTCTCCCTCATACCGGTATTTCACCGGCTGGGGAGAGCGCAGCAGATATTTTTTAAAACTGCCCTTTTGCCGTCCGTAGCTCGTCAAAGGCAGGCCGGACGCCAAAGCCACGGTACATCTGTGTGGCAGACGCCGCCTTTCCATCTCCCTGGCGATGGCTGCCAGCGTCAGCAGGTAATAGGTGTCGTTCGCCATCTTTTCCCGCTGTACCGGCTGGCGGCCCGTCCCGCACACGTACCATTTCCCCTCGTATTCCAGCACATCCTGCCGGGTGTAGGGTTCGTGGTTGTATGCCGTGAGGCCCGTGGGAAACACACAGTGGGCGGTTTTGATGGCCGCATAGCCGTGGTCGACCCCGATGATCGTTTTTTCGTTCGCTTGCATCGCTCCTTTCGCACAGGTCTCAGGGTGTTACTCTCTTTTCCAGCCGGTAATATATACCCGGGGTGGGGGTCCGGGGGAGGGGGAAAACGCAGTACGCCCCGGTTCCCCGGGGCGCCTGTTCCGCTCCTCCCGCCCGCAAAAGGGTACACTTCCCCCTGGGCTTGCGCGGTTTGAATTTTTTGCCCGGCTCTGGCCTGGGCCTTGTTTTATCTATCTGAACGCCGCCCGGTGCACTCTGGCGGCGGTATGTATCCGGCATTCTCCTAAAGATAAAGCCCGGCATCGCTGCCGGGCTTCCCACTTACTTTTTTTACCTCAATTTCTGTATCTTCCATATCCTGTTGTTAAATAGAAATTGCCCAACCAGCGAACTGATCAGGCAATTTTTTGGCTCCCCTTGTTGGACTCGAACCAACGACCCTGCGGTTAACAGCCGCATGCTCTACCGACTGAGCTAAAGAGGATCATATATTTTTCCACTTCACGAGAAGGAAGAAAATCAATCCTTACCTTTTCGTTGGTGTGAAAACCGATTTTGTGTTTTTACAGTGATGTCGCGGATGAGAATTTTATTTGCATCCGCGAATTCATCGCTGCAAGTGATGAATTCGCGACGAAAATTTTCCAAAATCTACGAACATCAACGGTTTCCTCTGCTCAATCGTCGGGTTACTTACGGTCGTGTTCTCTACCGACTGAGCTAAAGAGGATCATATATTTTTCCACTTCACGAGAGGGAAGAAAATCCATCCTTGCCCTTTCGTTGGTGCGAAAACCAATTTTGTGTTTTTACAGTGAATTCGCGGCGAAAAACAAAAAATAAGTTTGGACATCTACGGAAAACGGGCTTTTAGGAATTATTCCTAAAAAGCCCGTTTTTCCTTGATTTCATGCGACAAAATCGATTGACATCTTTTTCATCACACATACTTGGCGGAGAAGGAGGGATTTGAACCCTCGCGCCGGTTTCCCGACCTACGCCCTTAGCAGGGGCTGAAAAAACCACGCAAATAAGCCAAATATCGGACATTTTGTGTCAATAGAGTGGCAATAGCTAAATTTTGTCACAATGTCCAAGATAGAAGGATGTTGCGTAGTGAAATCGACGAATTTGCTCGAAATTGTTCGTAATCAATCTATTTCAATCGAAAATAGTAATTTTTTACCTGAAAGAGATAATATACCAGTACATTCTTTCAGGGGGTTGATTTTAATCAAAGACCCGCAAAAAGAACTAAATCGGCTAGGAGTATCGCCCAAATTGATTGGATATTGGGACTTGTTAACAGCCATTGAACTAGTCTTAAAAAACAAATCGGCATTGACCGCTATGATAAAAGAAATCTATATTCCAACAGCAGCCAAAAGGTGCGTTGAATGGGATTGTCCCGAAGCTTCTATAAGAAAAGCAATCCGCTTGATCTGGCAACGCGGGAATCGGGATTTGTTAGAAAGGATTATGAATCATTCCCTACCTGAGCCGCCTCCCGCGGGAGAATTTCTTGGCGCCTTTGCTTTTTACTTAGAAGATGCATCAGAGGAATCCAACTGAATCGGTTCCACTTCTTTTTCAAAATCAACAATGAGTTTACGCAGCGCAAGATTTACCTCTGCGTTCCTGCTTATCCCGTGATATTGGGCAATGTAATCCACTTTCGCTATGATTTCTTTGTTCGCGCGCACTAAAAATTTCATATCGGTATTATTCACAAGCCGTCCCTCCATTTTCTCTTGTGCTTAGTATACCGATGTGATATACTTAATATATCGTTGTGATATATTTTTGATATCTCTTTTTTAGTGATTTGTGAGAAAGGGAGCCTTGTTATGGAAAAACCCATAAGTACCATCATTGTTAGAAATATTTTGGGTTGTATTTGCGGGTTGGTGGTAGGCTGGCTTGCCTATATGTTCATAGGTGTGATTTTCGGATTTTTGTTTTCCATCGAATGGGTTGCGAAGCTGCTAAGTTGGCCATCCACGCCTATTCTATATATGTCAACCGGTATGGGGGCATTCGGAGCATTGCAGGCTCATACTGTTTCGGATAAAATCTGCTTAGAAAATTCAAAGGGATACAAATGGGGCACAATTGTTGTCGGAGTTGTAATTCTCGTTTATTTTGTGTATTGCACTATAGTCAATTGGATTCGAGATGGATTCAGTGATTTTGTGATTGGATACTTTTTTACTGCAGTGTGCGGTGTTCTTCTTATCAACGAGGGACGTGGAAAAGATTAGTAAAATCTTTTGCATTTCAATCCCATTCAAATCTGCCTATATGAAACGCTGTTTGTCTATCTTTTCCCACAGATGGATGTAAGCAGCGTTCCATATTTTACCGCCCCTGTCCGCTATCCACGGACGGGGGCGGCCTCTTTTGTGTAAAAAGTGTTTTTGTGTTATACTTATAAAGGGAGAAGCACTAAATATAGTATCTTGTCAATTGGCAAAATGTAAAAAAATAACGCGAATTTACAGAAAATTGTTGAACTTTTCCAGCGGCTGACATATAATACATTGTACCGATGTAAACATTAGTGAGATTATGTAAACTCATACCAACTAAAAAGAAAGGTGATGTACAATGACAGTATTTGATACTGCAAAATATATTCTTGAAAAAAAAGGTTGCCTTTCAACGATGAAATTGCAAAAGCTATGTTATTACGCTCAGGCGTGGAGTTTGGTATGGGATGATGCTCCGCTTTTTGATGATGATTTTGAAGCGTGGGCAAATGGGCCAGTATGTCCTACTTTGTTCCGTGCAACACAGGGAAACTATTCGGTGACAGCAAAGGATGAAAAAGGAGATTCTTCAAACCTTTCTGCCAATCAGAAAGATACGATTGATACTGTCTTAGCACATTATGGAGACAAAAATGCTCAGTGGTTAAGTCAGTTAACACATATGGAAGATCCGTGGAATAATGCTCGCAAAGGAATCCCAGCAGGAGTAGGGTGCAATCGTATTATTACGAAGGAGAGCATGGCGGAATATTATGGCGGCCTCTAAAAAGAAAAAACGGAAAAGGTTGTTAAACAGAGCTATTCTCCTAATGGACGAACTGTTAGGCAAACTGAAAATCCTGAAAGATATTATAATTTACATCCGTCTTGGAATTTTAATACATGTGACATTGGAGGCTCATGGGATTTTGCAAAAGAAAGCGTTGGAGAATCTTTATGGGATGAAATTCTACCTCGCTTAAAAGCTTGGGAATCACAAACTTGGAACGAAATTTTGATTGTTGCAAAAGACCATAATCATTCGATTGATGTCAACGCACTGAATCCTTGTGCACAGACACGGTTGACGGAGAAATTTATTGAGTGGGATTCTATTGTATCGTTACGTTTGACTAATACACATCGATTATATGGTTATATCATAGGCTCAGTATTCAATGTTCTATGGTACGATACGAAGCATGGAGATAATTCAGAATGTGTATGTCGTTGTAGAAAAAAACATACATAACAAAGCCCCCGGCCAGGAGGAATCCTGAACCGGGGGCTTTGTTCATCCGTTTAACAGGTCATACAACTGCATCGCCTGATACTGGCTGTATCCGGCATCTACGAGGGCGGCAATTTTATTTTTCTTCGCACTGCCGCTTATAGTCCTGTCCGTACCGGGGACTTTATCCCCGGTCACATCCTTGATAATTGCATGCGCAAACAGGATTTCCGCCCAGTTTGCATACTGGGTTCCATCCAGCGCGCTTGCCTCCTCCATACGTTTTTCCGTGGTCCTGCTTAAATCCGCGCCGAACAGCTCATTTTCAGCAACATCCTTTGCCATAGAATACGCATTATCCAGTACCGACACTTTTTGCTCATCCGTCAAGTTATCAAACTTGGGCACCAGATATTCAGCAATATTATAGGACATCTGCCCCATTTCCCGTTGATAGTCGCTGTATTCCCTGTTGGTAAGGCTTTTGCTTTCGCCGTCTACCGTAACGCTCCATCCGGCTTTGCGGGGAAATACCTTGTTATTCCCGGTATCCTGAAACAACTCCAGAATCACATTGTCGATAGGAGATTCATTTGCATTCCCCAACGTTCCGGGGCTTACGAATTGTGCAAACGCCGCTTCACCTGTGCTGTTCTGCCGCGTGATCGGTCTGCCCCAAGTGTCATATGCCGCAGGTAGAGATTTTGATGCGCCGGGAATTTTTGCCTGCATTCCTCCAAACAGAGTGCCGAGCCAGTCTCCTTTGCTGTATGTTTGGCGCTGTACGGGGTCCACAGTGCGCGCCGTTGCCCCAACTGTAGATGGAATAAAACTTCCTGGAATTTCCTGCACCAATTCCGCAACACCGCCGGGCAGGCCCTCATAGCTTGAAAACAAATCTTCGATGGATTTAACAGGCGATGCTTCTATCCAAGTGTTCAACGCAGTTTTTCCAGCTGCAACCGAAGCGTCGGCAAAGCTGGCGTCAGGGTTCTTCTCCAGTTCGGCCATGATCGCTGCCCCCATCATCAGGCTGCTGGCTGCGGGCTGTGCCCAATCCACCGTGTAGTATTTGTCTCCAACATGTACAGCATTCGGCTTAAACCCTTGCGTCCGCATAAATGCGGCCTCGTCCTTATCGTCGCTTTCAGGCCCTGTAAGAATCCCGGCTTTGAAAAGCTGTGCGCCTAACACCATCAGCCCTGTTCCGGTAAGGCCCTTTGAAATGTCGTCAATGAACTGCGCGGCATCCGTCTGGCCTTTCACATGTTTTGCGGCGGCGGAAATCAATCCCGCAGGGCTGTAATCCGCAATGCGCATTGCAATGTTGGCCGGGGTTTTTGTAAACGTAAGCAGAAAGTTCCCCATCCCGCCCACGCGGTTTGTTGAACGTTTTATAGACGAAAGCATTTCCGTCAACGCATTGTCATCTTTAAACGTTGCCTTCATTGCTTCGTCCAGCGCTGTTGTAATGGCCTCCGGGGGGACGTCGTTCACGCTTTTTATCCCACGTGCTTCAATGTAGCTTGCAAGGCGGTCTCTGAAAAACTTGTCCACAAAACCCGCGTCGCCAAGCTCAAGCAAACCATAAGTAAGCTGCCGTGTATTTTCCAGTATTCCCTTTTCGCTCGTCATGCCGGAAAACAAGTCCTGTTGCGCCGTTTTTTGAGATACTTTGTTCAGCTCATATGCTGTTTTGTCTACGAGCTGCGAAAGCCAATCGCTTTTAATTTCCCCCTTGAATATTGTTTTGTCCCGAGCGTATTGGTTCAGGTCGTTCAATGCGTTTTGCCCTTTTGCGCCCGCACCCTGTCCCTGAAATTCATAATATTTTGTATCACCCGAAAGCACACTCCGCATATTGTCGGCAACCTGAGATGCCAGCGTTTTGCTTTCCTTGGATACATGCAGCGCCTGCGTGGGTGTAAAATCAGGGTTTATCCGATGAGTGATGTCCTGAATCAGCGCGGATACTTTCCCGGAGGCTCCCTGTACAGGCATCATCGCGGCGTTCGCCAATGTATTTCGCACCATTGTGCGCGGATTCAACAGCATCCCAATACGGCGCAGTTCCAGCAACTTTTCATATACCGTAGCGGGATATTCCTTACTGATACGCTTGCCGACATTCTCCATTGCGGTTTCCACCGCCTGCGTGTCGCCGGGGTCAATGTTCTTGAATGCGTCTATCTCCGCATCCGCCAGTTCAAAGTCGTTCCACTTCCTGCCAAACTTCTTTGCACCAGCGGCGTTCATCGTGTCTACCTGCCGCTGGATATACTGCAACGCGGTCATGGGGTCCGCCTTTGTCAGCGCGATCACCGCCGCCTGCGAAAACTGACCGCTGCGGGTAAGCGCAGCAGACATATCCCGCAGAACATTCACCGCTCCGGCCCGGTCTCCCTTGGCGATAAGGTCATCAGCAATCATCTTGCCAAGCGGAACCGCCGCCGGATCTGCGGTTTTCAGCATATCGCTGAAAGCGTTCCTTGCTTCTGTTTCACCGCGTGCGAATATTTCTTCTGCGCGCGCCACAGTCGTTTCATTGGAGAGCGACTTGTACAATTCAGGGTTGTCTATGAACTCCTGCTTCACTTCGGTGGGCAGGTCGCTTTTGGTCCGCAGGCTCTCGGCAAAACCGCGCTCTTTCATACCTGACGGGATTTCAGGTGCGTTCTGCGTTTGTGCCCTAGCATTGGGTTGAACCCTTGCGCTTACAGAGGATGCCGCACCGTCTACGCGTTCAGCCACAGGTTTTGCACCCTGTTCCAACAGGCTGTCACGGTAGGCCAGCGCCTCATCATAGTCCATCTCAGGCAATGCGTCAAGCTCGGGTTGCGTCCATGCGTGAAAACCTCCTTCCGATTCTTTCAAACCAAGGCGGGCTTTTACAGCGGCAGCGTCTACGCCGTCAGAAAGCTTCATTACGTATACGTCCTTAGGGCCATATGTCCACCCCTCTGGCGCATATTCAGGATTCCATACCACGCGCGCCACAGGTTCAAAGCCAAAAGTATTGTAGTTGTTTACCAGCCCAATTCCATAGCAGTCAAGTTTTCGTCCTCCATTTTCTATGGCATTCAGCATCAGCGGTGCGCTGGCCCTTTTTATCTGGCTTGTCGGGTTTTTGAAAACAGCCTCTATATCGCCGTCGGCAGTCACAGCAGCCCCTGCAAGCCCGTCATTCGTCATAAAGGTAACGGCCCCACTGTCAGCCAATTCCTGCGGAGTTTTGGGGCTGACCATGAGGCCGTGCTTATTTGCTTTTATAGCATCATCAAGTGCCGCAGTAAATACCTGCGGCTGTGCGGTCGTATCATGCATATCGACATATGCACTGCCAACACGCGAAAGCGCATCTGATGTGATCGCGTCGTTCGTTAGAAAAGATACTGTTCCTCGATTTCCTCCAGTGTACTGCCTTCCCGAAGCAACATTGGAATCACTTCCAAATCCCTTCCGCTCAAGCGGTATCCCTTCTCCTGAAGCAACTGAAGCGCTTGCTGGATTTGCTGTTCCATTTTGTACACCTCCACTAACCCCATTATATTCTGTTTTCAAAGTACCGTCAATGCTTTCTTCTGCGCCAAGTTTCAGCAACGCCCGTGTCTTGGTTGATGTCTCGGGCAAGGTCAATCCGGTCGCTGCTTCAAAGGCCGCTCTGTTTTTGCCGCCGGGCTTCAAAGTCTCGATCTGTGCGTTGGTAAGTGTATTATTGTAGAACGCATTCACCAGCGCGTCCGTTTCGCTCTGTACGGGCGTTTTGTTGCTCAAAGGAAACATGTCTGCCATGGACGGAACGGACGCTTCTGTGCCTGTTGCAATCGGCTGTGCGGCGTTTCCCGTTTCGCTATCAGTATTGTACTGATATATCTGTGAAATATCATAGGTCGGACGCGTGCTATTAAGTATCATGTTTCCGCCGCCGAACAGTCCGCCTATGGCCGCACCGCCGCCGAAAGCCTTTATTTCCCGTTCCGGGTTAAACACGGCGTTTTCGTCTGTCATGGAAAAATACTCTGCATCCTGATTGTACAGAATCTTCGCCAGCAGATTTGCAATCACGTTTTGCTTTACTTCCTCGCTGCCTTCCTCATACATAGTTTGCAGAATGCCGCCCAAGCCGTTTTTGTCCAGCATGCCCTCAACACCGCCGCCCACTTCAATGCCGGAAGAGACCAGGCCGTTTGTAATGCCGTATACCGTAGCGGCAAGTTCGTTTGCGCCTGATGCTTTTGCATCTTCATAGGATGCCCCTGCCGTCCGCATAAAGCTTGACCAGAATGAAGGGTTTTTCATTGCTTCCTGTATCACGTTCGATACCGTGGAACCAGATGCTCCGCCAAGCTGCGCAGCGTCACTCGCGCCGCCGCTCATCAATGTAAGCACAGCATTGGGCAATGCTTGAACCGCAGATTGGAACAGTGAGCCTGGGGTCTCCATCTCAAGCTCCTGATTGGTCGCAGCGGCACGTGCCTCGTAGCCAGAACCGTCATTTTTATAAAAATTCAACACATCCTGTACCGGCTTGACTGTAATAACGTCAGGAAGAATAAAATCGGCCGTTTGTGCGACGCTGCGGTTAAATCCGGAAAGCCCTGCCATTACATTATCTTTCACAAAATCGCTGTACAGAAGATTGTTTACTTTTTGCGGGTCAGTCAAAAAATCCAGAACGTTTGCCACACCTTCCGAAAGATCATAAAGTGTTTTTGTAGCAAACTCTCCTGCTTTGTCTAAAAGACTTGCCGATGGTGATTTTTCACCAAGCAAACGGGCGTCGTTGCGTCCCGCACCCGTTCTTGAAAAACTTCCACCGGCACCTTGCACGGACGCATTTTTTTGCTGTACGTCCGGCGTAGCCTGCCAATTGAGCTGCGTAAGCAAATCGTTTGCGTAAGCAATTTTTTCAGCCTCGGTCATTTTGCTCAAATCCACAGGGGCTGTTTGTGATACTTGATGCGTTATGGGTTGCGGTTGAGACGGCTGCGCGGTGGTAAGTTCCACAAGATTTGCAGGAGCGTTTTCTTTCCAATCCGTTTCATCCGGATTATTCACCCCAAAACCTTTCCAACCGCTTCCGGTGTCCAGACCACCGGTTTTCGGCTTCTGCGGTGCGGCAGTTGGAGCTGGATTTGGATAGAGCTGTTGAAAAATATTAGCATCGTACAACTTTTTCTTGGCTGTATTCTCAAGTTCCCATGTATTTTTCAGTGGCGCGTCCAACCAATCGTATTGCGGGTTTCTTTTAGCCATATTACTACTCCTTATTTAAAGGCCGTATATCGCCGCGATCCGTTCCGCATCGGCACGGGAAAGCATGCCCTGCTGATACGCAGAAGAAATCGCATATTGGATCTCGGCTTTTTGATCTTCTTCTGACATCTGCTGTGTAAACTTGTTATTCTTTCTGTTTTGGTCCATTTTGTACATCCACGCCCGACCACTGTTAGAAATATCGCCTTGCGACGTGCTTACACTGCTATTCCCGCCACCGGACGAATAGCTGCGGCTTGCCGCCTTTGCTGCGGCCTCGGCCTGTGCCTGCTGTAAAGCAAGCATCTGCTGCGTGTAGGTATTGTCCAAATTTTGCAATGTGTCGTACTTGTTTTGCAGGATATCGGCGCTGCCGTTGGCAAGGGCCTGCTCCAATTGCAGCTGGTATGCCATTTTTTGCTGGTCGTCCGCCGAAAGCTGGCTGTTGTAGCTTTGCAGCGCCGAAGATCGATTGCTGTTCAAGGTGTCAAGCAGCGTTGCAAGGCTGTCGTTGCGCCCGCGGTCAATGCTGTTCCGGTTGTTGCCGTAGGAATTGTACATGCCCGCCAGCGCGCTCTCCGACATGCCTCCCGTCAGCCCCTGCGCCACCAGCGCCTGGGGAAGGTCGCGCTTGCTCATCATATAGTTGATATACGCCTGCTGCTGGGCGCTGTCGGCGTTCTGGTTCACACCACGCGCGCCGCTGTCATAGCTGGCCTGCAGCTGTGCCAAAGCATCGTTGTAGTTCTGCTGAAGCAAATTGTTGCGGTTCGCATATGCCTCGTTCAGGTATCCCATGTTTTTGTCATAGGCAGCTTGTGCGGCCTCCTGCTTTTGCCGCGCCAATTCTTCCGCACGCCGTGCCGCCGCATCCTGTGCCGCCTGCACCTGGGCAAGCATGGCGGCGTAATAATTTGCCGCAGAAGATGAGGAGCCATTTCCGCTATCAGAACCGTTGCCATCTCTTGAATTTGTGGTTGTTCCTGAAGATTGGTTGTAGTTGTATATTCCGGAATTTTCCGGTGTCCATGCAGAAAAATCACCACCATACTGATTTTGCAGCTGATTCCGGTTGAAATTTAAAATGTCGTTTTTATTTACAGCATTTTGCTGCCATGCTGGCGGTAATGGATTGTATTTGTTTTTCTTGGAATCGCTTCCCCAATCGCCCATAAGCATATTTTTTTTACTCCTTTCCAAAACGACCCGCCCGCATCACGCTGGGCGGGCCTGTGTCCTTTTTCTATTCGGTTTTGCCAAGCTGTCTCATAGCCTGATTGACGCCTGTGGCCGCAAGACCGGATACCGCACCCACAGCAGCAGCCGTGATGGGGTCCGTCGCCGGAAACTCCGGCATGCCCGCATACAGGGCTACAAGGCCAAGCACAAGGCCAGTGCCGCCGCAGATGACCGGTATGTACTTGTTGTCCAGCGGTGTGGTTTTCACACCCGTACCGGCGAGATAGCACAGCACGGTGATGGCTGCGACGGTGCCCAGCCCAAATACAGAAATATCCATAAAATCAGTCCTCCTTGATGGGTAGCTTTTGCACCCGTGTATATAGTTCAGTGCCTGTCCCGTTACCGCCCAGCGCATGGTAGGCGCGGTACAGGTATTCGATGTTTTTCAGGCTATCCACGTCGATGTGGCCCTGTGCGATATAGTGTTTGCAGCCTTGGTACAGCCTGTCATGGAGCAGTGCCAGGTTTGCCTCTTTCATGGCATCCAACGTGCGAAACTTCCCCCGCACCCATTTCCAGAGCGCCCCAAGCCCGCCCGCAACAATCCCCATTGCATAAGTAAGCCAATACTTTTGGATATGATCCCACACTGGCCTACACCTCCGCGACATATGCCTTGATATTCGCAAGGCGCTTGTCTGATTCATCCGCGCGGGCGTTCGCCTCTGCAAGCTGCTTTTCCAGCTCCGTCGTATCTGCACCGCCCTGTGCCACGCAGGCCGCGAAGGCGTCGCCCGGGGAGAGCGTCACAAGCTGGCAGCGGTCGGCCAGCACCACGGCGTAACGCTGCACTCCCGCCACGAAGATACGCACCCAGCTATACCCGCCGGAGCTGCCCACCTCGGCCTGCACCGGGTAGCACACGCCCTCGGTCAGCTTTCCGCCGTTATAGGACTTGTCCACCGCGTTCACATCGGGCGCGGTGAACACCTCGCATTTGCCACTTGTCACCTTCAGGAATTTCATGTTGTCGTCCTCGCTTTCTGTATCGGTATAAGTGCCAACCGCATTCCGCACACCTGCATAACTTGCCGGGTCTACTGGAGTGCCGTAGGCGTTCCGCACCTCAAAATGCGTATGCGCGCCGAAGCTGTACCCAGTGTTGCCCATCGTGCCCAGCGCCGTTCCCGCCTGCACGCGCTGGCCGGCCCGTACACGCAGGCTGCCCGCCGCCATGTGGCAGTAATAGTACTTGCGCCCGTCGTTTCCGTCGACGCGCACATAATAGCCCCACTGCCATGTCAGGCCACCCGCGCTTTTGGATACGATGCCTGCAAAGCCCACCGTTCCGCCCGCGACGGCGTGCACTGTTTTATCGTCGTCACCTACAATGTCAATGCCGTTGTGCTCCGGCCGTGCCGCCAACCGAAAGCCGGATGTTACACGGTTGCGTCCATTAAAAATTATCATGCACTTTCCGCCTCCCCGGTGATCTCTTTGTATTGCACCTCAGAAATAACGCCTTTCAGCACGGCCCGCCGCACCTGCGCGGCGCTCCACAGGCCCATGGCGTACCACTTTTTGATACTCTCAAACATTGGTTACACCTCCAGCATTGTGTCCGTCATCATGGCTGTGTAAGCAACCTGTGCCTCCACCCGGTCAAACGACGTCGGCTCCGGCGCGGGCCGCGCAGCGATCTCTGCCGCTTTCTCCGCCTCTGCGCGTAGGGCTGGCGTACCGTCTGTCAGCTTGTAGTTCGCGCATCCGTCAGTGCCATACAACGGCAACGTGAAGTAATTTCCCTGTGCATGGTGGAATCTGTCGCCGCAGCCCTCGTCAATGGCCGTCCAGCCCGCCGTGTCCGTAAGAAACGCGCTGCTGTTGATGGCAGTGATGTGACCCACGTCGTCGGTACAGACGTATACGATATAGCTTTCGTCCATAGCTGTTCCTCCTTTAAAAGTCTGCTGAAAAACTTTCGATACCTGTTACTAGCATGCTTCTACCTTCGATATCACTTGGAAGCGTTATAATCAATTTCACGTTAACTCTTGCGCAATTTTTGTTGAATCCATAAGTTTCAGCAGATGTAGCATTAACCCATCCGGACGGTGCGAATACCTTTAATCCAGCATCAACAAAATTTATAGTCGGGTTCGAGCGCATGGGGACAGGCGTGTCAAATGGTACGATGAAACCCCAGCCGGATATTAGGCTGCCAGTCTGCCATGTGCTGTTATAGATGCGATAAAAATATCGCTGGCATTCCGCCAGCTCTGCCCTGTAGCTCTTCGGCACATACGGCGTGGCCGCGCTGCCTTTTTCCCACTTAATATAATTGACGCTGAGTAGCTTCTTCGGGTAAATGCCAAGATTGTACTTTGTTTTATCTTTCGCATAGGTACAGAGCACGATTTCAAAGTCGTCGCAATCATAGCCGGCAGGGACGTTCGCAAAAGCATCATACAAATCGCGGTCAATCACTTTCATTGTCGGGGTATGCAGCTTTCCGTTGGCATATATCGACACCGTAATATCGTCACCAATACTCAGTTGGTGCGCTCCCATTTCATTTGATTGCCACATACCGCATGCACGGTTTGCGTAGGTGGCAGCGGAAAGTGTGAACGTACCTACCGTGTAAGTAGTGCCATTTGAAATACGCCATCTGTCGATGCAGTATGGCGATGTGCTGTCACCTGTGTATGATGCTGCACCTCTTTGATTTATTGGATTGGAAAAGTTTGTGTTTGTTCCGAGGTTCGGATACACCGCACCATTCACCAGCTTATTCACTACGGAAAACCGCTTCTTGATCTTCCCGAACAGCACAGACAGCTTTTCCCCGCTGGCAATATCCGCGTCCTGCTCCGCCTCGGTAAAAGACGCCGTTACGTTGGAGCCGTCCCCGTCGGGTGCAAGGGCCCCCACGTCGTTCGCGTCCAGTAAAATCGACGCCGCGCTCTTTCCATTTACGGATTGCACCACGCCCGGTTCGCCCTGGTCGCCCTTTGGTCCGGTCGGTCCCACCGGCCCTTGTTCCCCCTGCGGTCCCTGTAAGCCCTGCGGCCCGGTCGGCCCCGTCGCGCCTGTGTCTCCTTTTTGTCCCTGCGGCCCCTCCGGCCCCTGGGGTCCTGTCGCGCCCTGCGGCCCGGTGTCTCCCGCCGCGCCCTGCGGTCCCTGCGGGCCGGTCGGGCCTTGCGGGCCTTGCAGGCTGCCAAGGTTTTCCCATGCGGCAGCGTCAACATCCCAGACGTATACAACATTTGCCGCCGCTGTCCCCACCGCCCAGGCGTCCCCTTCCGCTCCGGCCGGGTGCGCGGCCTGCAAGGCTTCAAGGGTCGCATAAATCCCCTTTACGGTAAAGCTGGTGCCGTCCGCGCCGTTTTCCCCCTTTGGCCCCTGCGGGCCGGTCGGCCCGGTGGCGCCCGTCGGGCCTGCCGGGCCGGTCTCTCCCTGCGGTCCCTTCGGCCCCTGTATACCCTGCGCTCCCTGTGGTCCCGTTGCGCCCTGCACGCCTTTCGGCCCCTGCGGCCCTGTCGGCCCCTGTACGCCCTGCGGTCCCGTCTCGCCCTTCTGCGCCGTCACCACCGTAACGCCGCCCGTGTCCGATACCGTGGCGTTTGCAAACTGCATCCGGCCGCGCTGCGGCATCGCCTGCCCCAGCGCGTCAAGTATCAGATGCCCGCTGCTGCCCGTTGCCTCAAAGGTTTTTCCGTCCGCAGACGTTTCCAGCTGCTTGTCCTCGTTCAGCCGTATGGCCTTTATTCCTGTGCTTTTCACCGCGGTATCCAGCTCTAACCGCTCCAACTCTTCAATGTTCTCGTTAAAAATC